TTGTCAGGAGCAAAACAAACACGTCTCATGAAAGGCGGAGCAGTTAGAATTCATAAAGGCGACGAACAAGTTATGGTTTTACCTGCTGCCTTGGCTAAAAAAATTCTGGCAAAATTCGCAAAAGGTAAAGCTCATAATTTATCGGGATCGGGATTGTACGAAGACCTTAAAGGTTTTGGAGGAAGTGCATTAGAAGCTATAAAACCAATGGCTCGTCAAGCAATATCAACAGCAGTTGATTATGGAACACCTTTAGCACAAGCAGCCGTAAAAGCTGGAATTGCGACGGGAACGGCCGCTCTATCTGCTGCTCAACCTGAATTAGCCCCATTTCTAATTCCTGCTGGACTTGCTCTTGGTTCTATGAGCGATTCCGCCGTGAGTGGTTTAGGACAATATGCCAAAAAACTTGCTGTAGGAGATAGTGCTGATGTTGGTACATTTTCTCCACAAAATATATCAGCATATCAATCACATCCATCAGTTCAATACGCACAGCAGGCGTCCATGCAAAACCCACGAGTTGCTCGTGCGATGGAAACAATGGCACAATATCACCCATCTCAATTGCCCGAATTTCATCAAATGTCGCCACAGTTGGCGCTAAAAAAATATGTCCCACAGAATCAATTTGTAGCACAAGCCGCTAATGTTGCTGGACTACAGGAAGCCGCTAATATTGCTAAATCTGTACATCATAAAAATAAGACAAAAGCAAAACATATTGTAGAAAAGGCGAAAGTAATTGAAGCAACTCAACAAGTTAAGCGTAAAACAAAACAACAGGGGAATGGATTATATGCGGGAGTCCAAAGAGGACGAGGTATGATGGGAAATGATATGGGTATTCTCGGTATCGGAGGAAGTATGGTCAGCCCTTTTGGCGATCACCCAGCAATGGAAAGCATGCCACTATCATATAACTTCGCATCACGCGCATTTCGAATGCCTACAGGACTTGATATGTAATAAATATAATCGTTGTTTGGGGGGGTTTGACCCCCCTAAACGCGAACAGACATTGTTGTTTGCGAATAAAAACGACGGGATTGCCGGATCTAATAAAAACCATTATTAAATAAATCATTAATAATGGTTAATAAACAGACATAATAAACCAAAATATAAAATAAAACAATGAACCGACAGGTTTATTTGAATGCTAAATAGAATTTAAAATTTTATATTAAGTATTTGACACAATAAAACAACGAACGACAATGTTTTATTTATATTTTGGTTTATTATGTCTGTTTATTAACCATTATTAATGATTTTTTAATAATGGTTTATTTCCTCCCCTATTGGGGGATCTAATAAATGGGTGTCGCGTTTATTCATATTTAAGCAGTTGAAAACTGAAACACAACGAATAATATCAATTCTCTTTCTTAATGTATTGTGACTGAATAGTTGATGCACTTGTACCCATTGCTGTCGCAGTCGCTTTCATTTTATTCTGCATGTCAATATCGGGTGCGAACATATCCGTTAAGACCCCGTGTCTTATACTATTGACGGACGAATTATTACCAAGTATAGATTTCAACCGTTGATTTAAATTCACATTAGACAATGCGTTACCTGCTTTGTTAAATAATAAATAATCATTGCCTGTCAGTTTATTCCATTTGTTTAAAATATTACGCAATTGAACTGGAATCGTCACAGTCTGTTTGCCATACACCTTACTGGTCTTATATGCGTTGAATACAAATGTATTCTTGTCCATATAATTGTCTATCTCTTTATTTATTTCTCTCATCTTAAAATTTGTGTAATCCATGAGACGACGAGGAGGAATAAACACATTTGAATACAAACACATAATAATATAGTCCTGTATTTGTTGTAAATCGTGTGCGGTATGTGATTGCTTCTTATACAATAGGTCAGCGGTATGCTTAAGTTCGTTATATTTATCTTTAAGTTGATCGGAATTCACCCACGAATCAGTTTGTTTTTTAGTTTTTTCCTGCTTAGATAATTCATCGGTATATGAGCCAATATCTTTAAGCATTGCTGTATGGTATTTATCATTTTTGCTTAGCACGAAAAGACATGCCAACTTTGTTTTCCTTGTGCTTGGTGTAGTGTCTTTAAGATGTTCCAATATCTTGTCTGCCTCTGTATTAAATAAATGGATATCGAAATCCTCTGTTCCAAATACCTTTTTATAAATTGATGCTAAAATAATCGTATAAGTATTCAAACTACTTGCTGATAAATTAGGACGGTTATGTTTTAGTTGTGATTCAATTAGTGTCTTTGATTCGTTCATTTATATTATACAAATATATTTTATTTATATTTCTCCTAAATAACGAATACTTATCCCTAATCCTCTTGTTCATCAATATCATTCTGTATTGATTTGGTTGCTACATTTTTACTGCCTTCGCCTTCTTGATGAATAACCTTAAAATCTGTGAAAACCTCTACGGGGTGTGTTCGCCTGTATTCAGGATCACTCGATTGGAAGAAACTCTTTAACATCAGTTCATTGGCTTTCCAGTCACTACTCGTATTCAAATCATTAAAGAGATCAGTAAATTCTTCACAGTCATTATAAATGTTACCACTTCTTTTTTCAAATTTATTGATAAAATAAAAGAATGCCAAAGCATAAAAACCGCACACCTCTGCCATGAGTGATTGAATACATTTTGTATTATAAGGCACATGCTTTACTCCCACAAAATCAAGCACTTCTTGAGGGGGAGCGACACCGTAACTGTCACAGTAACAAGGCTCTATTTTTCCTTTGTTATTTTTGCTTACTTGTAGTGCCACGTAATGTGTTCCTTGATTAGGTCTTCCATCGGCATCATATTCATTGTCTAAATTAATAATATAACTGACATTGTATTCCAATTCCATATCTTCCAATTGTGATTTATAAACAACATGTTTAAGGGAAAGACCCATGCGTTTTGCTAAAGATTTGAGCTCATGATCTGTTAAACTCATATAATATATATATACATAATATTATTTCTCTCTAAATACGAATGATAATCAACGCCAAAGTAATTTCCACTCTAACGAAAAGAACCGATTATGATAAATATTGTCAAGGTTTCTTTCATACCATTTCTCTCTCAAATGGTTAGCATATTTCATACTAATTAGTTTAATTTTTACCATTTCTAAAAGATAAGCATAATCTACCTCGTCATTAAAACCAATGTATGAAATAAATCGTCCATTATTAGCATACACCTCGAGTTTATATTTTGTATTTTCGCTTGGGTAAATGAGTAAATTTAGTCTGTTTGATATTCTCTTGGTTCTCTCGCAAATAACATATTCATTCATTGTATATTCTCCTATATTCCTTGTATGCATCCCAATGAGATAGTTATTTATTATTAATTGGTATATTAACCGCATTCGTATTTGCGTCTTTCTCTACGTCTAAATTAACACCTGAAATTGTGCATAATCCATACATACACGAAGACGAACTACATTTAGCATGAATGTGTCCTGAAGCATAACCGATTGCTGTTCCAATCAAACCGATTACAATTGGGTCCATAATTTATTACATAACATGAGATTATAAAAACCAAGAAATTATCCAATTCTCGTTAAAGTATAAGTTCCTGATGCGGTCAAATTACCAGCCCCAGTATATTTAGCCGATATATTCAAAAATAATGTAAATGGAGTAGTATAATTACTAACAGTAGCAGTTCCAGGCGTGCTTGTAATATCCACATTAGGGAAAACTTCGGTTAAATTTCTTATAAATTGACCGCCTGTAATTTGAAATGAAACAGTACTATCGACGGCTAAAGCCAAACATTGGTTCATAAATGTTATTGTCAGGTTATTTGTAGATACTAGATTTATTTGAAATAGTATTATCCAAACACCGAGAGGAACTTCAAATGAATATAAATTTCCTATTAATCCTGTGTTGTCTAATGTAATTGCTGTTGAGGCAGGTCCTGTTATAGTATAACCTAACATCGTTGATGTAGGGGTATTATATGTCGTTTGTAATTGAAGACCACCATTCAATTTGAGAGAACCGTTCGTAGCGTCTGTTCCAGCACATTCTACAAATTCTGTCGATCGTCCAAGAACTATTTGATTAGCAGCGGTCGCTGTCGCACCAATACCAATTACAGTAGAACTTCCATAATCGCATCTTGATTGAAATCCTAATGCTGTTGCGTTTTGAACTGTTGATAATGATGAGCGTCCTGATTGAGAACCCACAAATGTATTTTGTGAAGAAACACCATTAATATTTGTTCCAGCAATATTTCCTATCATCGTATTATCATTTGAATTAGTTCCAATTGTTGAACCTGCTAAATAACCTATACAAGTATTTTTTACACCAGTAGTCGCAGTTTTAAATGCTCCAACACCAAAAGCACAATTTAAATTTCCACTTGTAATTGCCTCTAAAGCGCTTTGACCAAAAGCACAGTTATTTCCGCCTGTAACTGCTGTCATAGATGTGTTTCCAAATTGAGTATTAGTTGAAACTGAACCATTACCTAATCCTACCCTTACATTATTCACATAAATATCTCTTGAAGCAATAAGAGAACCATTACCAGTAGTTCCTTTACATAATACCGTTTCTGCTGCTGTTCCCAAAACAATTTGCGAGTCGGAAGCAGTCGCTAAATATCCAATGGCGACTGCCTGATTTCCTGCTACGACAGTTGAAGCGCCTAAAGCGATTGAATTATTATAAATTGTTCCTGTTTTAAATGCTTCAAAACCAACAGCGACATTACGAGAACCACCTGTGTTCGCTACAAGCGTGTTAGTTCCAACCCCGACATTACTAGTTCCTGTTGTATTACCATTTAACGATGAATTACCAACCGCAATATTAGATGCAATTCTTCCACCTCCTAACCCAAATCTAGCTCCTCCAATTAATAAATCTCCACCTGTAAAAGAAGTTGAAATCGCTGTGCTTGTTGGATTTCCTGTTCTTCCTAAAAATAATGCTTTTGCTTGACCCAACGTTAAAGTTGATTCATTTGCTGATTTAAAAACAGATGAATTGAAATCACGCAAATTCTCGGTAGGTCCTGTATATGTAGTCATTGTATAGTATAAGTTTAGAGAATTATTTTTAAACATATTTATCCAACTCTCGTTGCTCTATAAAACCCTGTCCCTGAAATAGTCGGTCCAGCAGTATAAGTGATTTTAAATACTGGATAAACCGTTGTTGTGGAAGAAGCATAATAATTAAATGAACCTGAAAAACATGGCGTATCCGCATTAGCATAAGTATTAGTTGAGTGTATTCTTGTGATTCCACTATTAGAAATTCTTAGTGTTGCGTAATCACCAGCAGAAGTAAGAGAACAGAATAGGGTTTGTGCCTGAACTGTTGCTGTTCCTCCTGCTATTGCTAATTCAATTGAATAATCTATGTTCCAAATACCAGCAGTTAAAACAATCCCAGCAGACGAAATATTTGTTTCCGTTGCTGATGTGAATGAAGCAATCGCAAATCCAGTTGTATTTGTTAATTGATAACCTAACATTGTTGAGGTAGGCGTTGAATAGGATGTTTGTAATTTTACACCGCCATTTAGTTTGAGACAACCATTCGTTCCATCTGTTCCAGCACATTCTACGAACTCCGTTGTTCGTCCCAGCATTATTTGGTTCGCAGCGGAACAAGTCGCTCCTGCTGTTGATGAAGAACCTCCACCTATCGCTGTTGAATTGGAAAATGAAGCAACAGAAGTATATGCTCCTATCGCTGTTGAATTCGCAACCCCTCCTGATGAAACATTTGCGGATGCACCAAGACAAACATTAAACGAACCTGTTTGTATGTTTCCGCCTGCTAAATATCCGCATACTGTATTATTGCTTCCTGATGTAAGCGTTTGACCTGAACCATTACCTATTCCTGTATTTTGACTTCCATTTGTAGAGAGTTTCAAACAGGCAGAACCAACAGCAGTATTTTTTTGTCCGCCTATCATTGCGTTTAATGACAAACTTCCAACACCAGTATTACCTTCGCCTGTTGTAAGTGCCGCCAACGCTCCATTCCCAACACCGCAAGAATTTGTCGCCGATGTTGTTGCTATGAGAGCGTTTCTGCCGAATGCTGTATTTACACTCGCATCTGTGCCAGATTTAAATAATCCCACTCCTGCTCTTACTCCATTCACAACAATATCTCCACCTGTAAAAGAGGTTAAAGTTGCTGTGCTTGTAGGTTGTCCTACACGACCTAAAAAAAGAGTTTTTGCTTCGGATAATGAAAGCGTGTCATTGTTCGCATCTGTAAATACTGTGTTATTGAACTCTGCTAAATTCTCGGTGGGTTGATTGTACGATGCCATTGATACTATAACTTAAGACAAAAATTAATTTCTATACTTATAATAATATACCTATGCCACCAAAAAAAACGAAAACTGACACAAACTCTATGAATTTCTATAATAATGTTCCTGAGAATTTTCTCGATGAAGTGTTACCAAACCCAAATATCAAGAACCATAATTTCACTATACCTTTTAGAGCCATTGTTGTTGCTCCAAGTGGTAGCGGCAAGACATCATTTGTTGCTAATTTAATTAAATTGTTCTCTGCTGGTAAAGGGACATTTTCAAATATTTGTATTATTTGTCGTGATGCTGATGAACCAATTTATAAGTATTTGGCGTCAGTTAGTGATAGCATACAAATAAAGGAGGGTCTTCATAATCTTCCCGATTTAGCAAAAAGCGACAAAGAAACATCTACCCTTGTTGTGGTTGATGACATGCAGAATGCTAAAGACCAAAGTAGAGTATTAGATTATGCGATCCGTTGTCGTAAAAAATCCGTAAGTTTTATGTATTTATGTCAAAACTATTATGTAGCTCCAATCGTTCTTCGTAGAAATGTCAATTATGTTGTTATTTTAAAGTTGAGTGGCGAAAAGGAAGTTAAGATGATCCTCAAGGAGGTTGGTCTTGGATTATCTAAAGAACAACTTTTGAACATGTATAAATATTGTACAAATGATAAGTTTAACACGATGATAATTGATTGCGAATCGAATGATATAGAGCATAAGTATAGGCATAATTTTCAAGAATACTTAATCCCGTCGCATTTTAATTAATAGTGCGTCAAACAATCTAAATAATAATAAACAGACACTATATAAAATGGAATCTTTAGCAGAAGTTGTGCCTGTTGCCGAAATTAAAGTTAAGAAAATTCGCAAATCAAAAAAGGTTGCCGAACCTGTTTCTCTCCCAGTTGTTGAAGAACCAGTTGCCGAACCAGTTGTGGAAGAACCAGTTGTCCAAGAACCGTTGTCTCCTGTCCAAGAAGAAGAGCATACTCAGTGTGCGGTGTGTGGCGAAGATCTAGTATCCCCATTTACAGATGCGGAAATGGATATTTACAGACGAATCAACGCATATAAGAGGAAACTTTTGAGATTGAAAAAGGTGGCGTGCGTTAGTGCTGAAGTTTAATAATATGACTGAAACCAATATGGATCATCTTCCATTCCTTTTCCTATTTGCGTCTTCTTCATTCGTCTTCGTTTTTTAGTCTGTCCTGCTTTATATATTATATCGCTTTGTAAAACATCATTTAGAACACGATATTT